ACCCTTTTTTCCCTATCCAAGGAATCGCAGCCCACATTCCGTCCTTTGACACATACCCAAAAGGATCCCCAACCTTTGGATTGAGGATTCCTGGATTTGGTATATGAGGTTTGAGAAAATTACTCATCAAGTGCTCCAAGAATAAGAACAATAAAGAAGAAACCAAAGATAAGACCAACAAGAAGTTGTGGTGACATAAATGGAATCCAAGAGAATAAACCCCATGTCCATTGTGCGGCACCTACAATCCATTGCCAAGCAGTAATAATAATGGCAGAACCAAGTTTCCATGCTTCCCATGCCAACCAACCAGCAACTGCTAGTCCTGCAAGTCCAATAATTCCACTTGTGTCACTAGAACTGGAAGAATAACTATCATTCGCAGATGAAAAATTTACCGAAGAAGATTCATAATTAGATTGACCACCAAATACTGCATTTACACTTACAACAGTGGCACCAGGATTACGAGCAAGTGCAATCTGACGTGCGTGTTGGTAATCAGTTGCTTCCATTTCCTCATAGAAAGTCTTACCAGCAACATAGAGTTGAACTTTGCAACGCATGGTGTTCCTTTGATTATTTTAGTATTATAGCAGAGTGGAGCAGGGTATATGCTCCTGGTGGACAGTTCAGCAAATGGTAGAAAGAGTCCACAAAGGTTCCCGAAAATGATTAGGAATATCAGTTCGTGTAGGATTAACCATATGTACAGGAACGTTTTCTACTTTTGCAAAAAAATAAACACAATTAATCACGTGTTTGGGATGATCTTGCCAATTTTTCCAAATTTTAGTAGCATCAACTTGCATTTGTTCTCCTGTTGCAACACCAAATGCAAGATCATAGTTGCCATCATTGCGTTTATCTGCAACAATGACACGTTGACCTTTATCAAATTTTCGACTAGTAGTTCCCTGACAAACTGCACCATGTTCAATGGATTCATTGAGATGTTCTCCATTCGAATTGTAAATGGTAGTTCGCATGGAGGATGTGATGTATTTTGAAGGATTCATCAGATTCATTAGATTTGTTGTAATAATAATCTTTGATTACTTTAGTATTATAGCAGAGTTGGAGTGGTGTGGGGGCAGAGTGTGCCAGTTCAGCAGGTGGTCAGTGCTTCTAGTTTATCTCCTGCCTTCTTCCAAATTTCACGATAAATTGCATTAGGATCAGGAATAATAGAAGTGTCGATCACACTACTAATACCATCATAGATCATATAAACATCTTGTGGTTTTACACTGAACGAAATACGTGCAGAGTTATTACGGAATGGTTTGCGATAGAAAACACTAGTATCTACCACTGCAATGCGAGCACAAATTGGATCAATTAAAATATAAGAATGTGCTTTAGATTCAAACTGAGATGCACCACTAGCAGTCTTTTTAATATCCCATTGTTTAGAATAAAACAGAGCTTTCTTGTCCTTACGTGGCAAAAACCCATTTCCTTGCGTTTTCACGTCAGTCAGGTGCTCTAGGGCATACAGACCATCGGGATCGTTGAAATCTTCTTTCTTGTTAGGTTTCAGGTCAATGTGCTGCCCTACGATGTCAATGAAACCATATTCTATTGTTTCACCACGGGCAAAACAGTCAATTCCATGTGCAGAAGGATACTCTAGGGCAACCATCTTCGCCTGATTGCAGAAATTTTGGTAAATGGCATCAGGAAGAGAACGAAGTTCCTGAACCAGTTCGATGGTGGTTTTCATAATTTAGTAATTAGTTTTTACAACTTTTAGAGACTTATCAAGAATAAAATAAGACATCTTACGATTACTATCATCTAATCCACTGTCCCATGAACCAGTTTTATCAATAGTTACAGCAACTAAACCTGGAAAATATTCAGCAATGTAATCATAATTATAGTGTCGATTAATTAATTTTCCTGCAATTCTCAACCAAGATCTAAGATCTAAAATTCCATGATCCCAACATCCATTCCAAATATCATTTTCACTATCATGATCAAAAGTTGGATTCTCTACCTCATTAAGAATTTGATTAATACAATTGTTTAGAATATTAATTGTAGTAGTAATTTCAGTTTTATTTTTAGAATAAAAGATTTCATTCCATTTTGGAATAGTAATAGTTGATGACATAGTTAAAATCAACGACGGATAACGGAGATGGCAGGTTGACCCTGCTTAAACACGGTGTCTACAACTGCCTGAACGGACTTAGCAGTGCTGATGCCCACTTTATCATAAACGGGCACACAGACCAGACCAAAGGTCTTCTGAGTGCCACCCAGACGGATGACACGACCGATTGACTGAGAGATTCCGATGTAGTCCATGTTACGCATAAAAAGGACTGCTTCCAGACCACTGACATTAATGCCTTCAGACAGAATGCTGTGGTGAATCACAACAAACTTCTTGTTAGGATCCTTACCCCAAGCATTCAGAGTGTCAAAGAATACCTCACGATTGACTTTCTGACCATCAATAATGGCACCAGTCTTGGAAGTAATATAGAGGCAGGAATAACCACGTTCTGCCAACTGAATACGGAAGTCAGACTCACTCAGCAGTTTGATAATCTGCTTAGTAGAACGTGCGGCAATCAGAATCTTATTCAGAGAGTTTTCGTCAATCGTATCCAAAAGATTCTGGCAATCACGATCGGCAATCATCTGCTTATCCTGAACCATATCCAGTTGCTTGACAACAACCTTGGGAGGAAGAATATAACCTTCTTCTACCAACTTAGGTGCAGGAACATTACAGATGACTTTACCGTAGACCTCAACATCATTCATACCTGGTTTGAAAACAGTGACAGAATGCTTAGGAGTAGCAGTGAAGAAGTAACACCGATTAGAGTCAACAGCAAAGTGCTCCGTAGCAGGGAAAAAGTTACGTTGGACCGAATTGTGCGCTTCATCAAAATAAATGGTGTTGACTTCAATATCTGCATCAATCAGACGATGCAGAGAATGATAGGTGGTGAAGATAATAACATTCTCACCAGCAGTACGTGCAGTGTTAGCAAACAAATGAATCTTTGAAGGATTAGTGCTGCTGAAGTGATGAGTCTCACCACTATGAACGTGCATAATGTGAGTGTGAGCAGTATCAATCAACTCAAGAAACTCACTACAAAGTTGTTCTGCAAGAAGAATACGTGGAGCAACCACAACTGTGGTGTGACCACAAGGAACATCGTGTTGGTGAATAAGATCCTGAATCATACAAATGGTCTTACCACCACCAGTCGGAATCAGAACCTGGCCACGATCATGCTTCAGCATTGCCTTGACTGCTTCTTTCTGATGGGGACGCAGAGTGATGGTCAAGTGCTCTCCTGTTCGGTATGAAGTTATTATAGCAGAAAACCGTCCCCAGTGCGACCTGGTAGACGGTTCTTAAAGTGTCTTATAAAAGCTTAGTCTCTCATCTCCAACCCAGACAAAGGTAGTCTACAGGGTTTTTAGAGTCTTGTCAAGTCCTTCCAAGAATTACACTTTCCGGTCCAGAGATTTCATAAGTGTTTGTTCCAAAGATTGCTCTACCAGACAATCCTCCTTCTGTACCTTGTTCTCCTTGCTCTCCATCTGTACCATTAAATGATGTGTATATGAAAAATACATTGCCGTTTTGTTCGTCAAAATTTAACACTAAATCATCAGCATCATCTCCAGCAGCACCATTATCATCAATGTATGTTGATGATCCAGTAGCATAAATTCCATTTGGATTTGAATCTACACTTATATTTAAATCATAACTTTCTACAGGTCCATAATATCCAGAAGAGACAGAATTACTAATAGTTTCACTGAAACTTCCATTACCACCCTGTTCTATATCTATTAAAGATCTGATATAAATTTTATTAGTATGATTAGCACTATAAGATCCGGTATAACCAATTCCACTTGTAGTATTTACAACACGTAAAAATAATGCACTAGAGGATTGGAGTCCAGTAATACCAGAATCTCCACTATTTCCTATATTTCCAGATTGTCCCCAATCTCCACCAGATCCACCAGCACCACCTCTTCCACCAGCACCACCATTTCCAGAACTAAAAGTAACTTTACTATTATCTCCTACATGCTGTGGAAATCTATAAAGAATTGAACCAGTACCTGCTTTATCAGTTCCAGAATCACTTCCTGCTAAAGTTTCTCCAGAAGAACCATTAGAACCTAAACTTCCAGATAATCCATTAGATAATACTTGCTCATATCCTCTACCATTACCACCATTACCACCGTTGCCTCCCAAACCGCCAGATCCAGGATTTCTTTGACTTAATGGATAAGAACCTCCAGTTCCACCAGTTCCACCATCACCACCATCACCACCTCTTCCACCAGCACCACCTCCGGCCCAAATTCTAGAAGTAGAAGTTAGATTCACATAAACAGTGTTTGAAATATTATTTACCAATTCAAAGGCATCTCCACCCTTTCCGGAATTTATTCCATATTGGCCACCAGCACCATATATTTTTCCAGTATTAGTCACATTAAAAGTGACATTACATAAAGATCCAATTAAACTTAATGCGGGTTGAATAGTATAATATGAACCAACAGTT